AAAGAAATTTTTTATATTACTGAATACTTTTGTTATTCCATTATATGCTTGTTGAAAAATATTCGTAAACCAACTACCAACCGATGAAAAAGTGTTTTTTATTTGATTCCATGCATCAAAAGCTTTATTTGTTACACTATTCCATAAACTTTCAAAGAAATTTTTTACGGGTTCTATTACTGTAGTATTAAACCACTCTTTTGCGCTGTTCCATGCATTTTTTATTCCTTCCCAACATTTTGCTCCTGCTTCTTTTACTGTATCCCAATTTTTCACTAAAAGAATTATGCCAGCAACGAGTGCTGCAATAGCTGCTATTACTAAAGTTATCGGAGAGGTTAATACTGTTAATGCTGCATTAAATAACCACGTTGCTGCTGTTGCTGCTGTTGTTGCCGCAGTACTTGCTATTGTAGCCGCTGTATCAGCCACTTTCATAGCAGTATTTGCTACCCATTGTGCTGCTTGTTTTACTAATGCTGCTGTACCTGAAGCAATACTAACAACAAAATCTTTGGCATACATTAGTGTTAAAGCTACTGTCTCAGCTTTATCTGCTATTTTTGCAGCTATATTACCTAAAATGGCACTTTTTAATAAACCAAGAGCAGCTATTACACCTCCTGCTTGTTGTATAAACGACATCAATTCTACCACTTTCCATGCTCCAAAAAATCCTAGTATTGCTATTTCCATTCCTGTTACAACGCCTTGATTTTCTGACATCCAATTTCCTATATTGGTTAATATATCTGCTAAACTATTTAAACTATCAACAATCACTCCTCCAGTCCAAGAAGCTATTGGTTGTAAAAAATTATCCCAAAACCATTGAAATATTGGTTCAAAAGCTTCTATTAAAGGATTCAGAACTTTTAATGCTCCTGCAAGTAGGTTTAAAAATGCTGGCAACAAATCTTCAATAGTCCATTTAGCCAATGGAACTAATACATTATCATAAAGCCATTTTAAACCATCTTTAATGTTTGTAATTATAGGTTCTGCCGCTTCTTTTAATTTATTGAAAGAATTAATTAATGGTGTAAAATCTATATTTCCAAAAATATTCGCTATATCTGATGAACTATCCTTCATTGTTTCTGATAAAGCATTGCCAAAATTTATTCCAGAACCGACTCCTGTTCCTCCGCCAGATGAAGTACTATCAGAATTACTTTGTAATACTTGTGCTGTATCAAAAGAAGCTAAACTTTTCATATCTTTAGCCGTTTTTTTTGCACTACTTCCTATACCGGAAACTGCACTGGATGCATTGTCAGCTGAATTAGTAACATTTGTTAAATCTGTAGCTATGCTTCCAATTCCACTAGAACTATCTGATTTTTTTCCAGTAATAAATTCTGTAAATGATTTAAATGCATCTGCTAAAACTTGTAATTTAGATAACACCCAATTTATTCCTTGTACTATAGGTGTGAATAAATTAATAAAACCTTGTCCCAATGTAGCTTTTAGCTCATCAAATCTTAAACTTAATACTCTCGTCTGGTTCGCCCAACTATCTGATGTTCTCGCAAAATCTCCCTGTGCTAAGCTTAATTTATCTAAAACAAATTGATATCTTAAGGCTGTCTTTTCTTGTTCAGACATTTTAGCTGTTGTTTTTCCAAAGCCATTTGCCATAGCATATTGGTCTAATGCTGTTTGAGTCATTACAATACCTAAGTCTTTTAATGTTTCAGTTTCTCCGGTAAATACTGATTTAAGCTTTGTAAAAGCTTCATCGCTAGACATATTATAAAATGATGCTACATCTCCAGTTAATCCTGTTAATGTTTTTGACATTTCTAATGCTGCTTGATTATTGAAATCGAAAGCCTTTGCCATAGCTCCAAAAGTACCAACATACTTTTTAGTAACTGTTTGTCCTAAACCAAATTGTTCAATTGCATTTTGTGCAAATTTATTTACTTCACTATTTAAGTTTCCAAACGTTACATCTACTACATTTTGTACTTCTGATAGATTAGAGCCTAAATCTAAACAACTCTTCGTAAAATCCACTACAGCCTTAACAGAAAAAGCAGCTATTGCAGCTTTTCCTATTTTTCCAAGCATGCTCTCTATTCCAGAACTTTTTATATTACTACTAGCATTTTTTAAACCTTTATTAAATGGATTTGAATTTAATAATAATTCAAAATCCACTGCTCCTACATTGGTGCTCATACCTGCTTTTCCTCCCTTTACTTTTTTATAAATTTTAGAATTGCAGGTATTGGCTAACTACTCACTATTTTTTAGTCGTGTTGCTCACTCTGTCAACTTTAATTTTTATTATTTCTTTACATCTAGTACACTTTATTTCTCCTATACAAATTCTAGCCTTTAATAACAATTGATTACATTTTGGACATCTTATTTCTTGCATTTATTATCACCAGCCATTTCTTTGAATGCCTTTTGTAATTCACTAATAACTTTTTTGAATTCTTCTTGATTTACATTTTCGGCCATTTTCATTCTATATTTCCATCTTATATTTTTCTGTTCTTGAGTAAAATTCTTCAATTTTTCTTTATCGTCTTCACTCCTGATTTGAACTATGTTTCCCAATGGAGTTTCTGACATAAGCCCAGAAATATCACCAACTAACTCACCCCAAGTCATACTATCTATTTCTTTTCTGATACTATATCCATATTGTGTTTTTAAACTAGATGCAATTAATTCCCAATCTTCTTCAAAATCATACCAAGTTTCATTATTTGATTGATTTTTGAAATCGGTCCTCCATCTCTTCGTATGAAATTTCATTTACTTGTGCCATTATTGCAATAACAACAGTTTGCAATTGTTTTATTGTTAAATCCATGTCATATATTTCTTTCCTTGCTATTTTACCTAAAAACAATTCTATTGCATCAAACATTCCTTCAAAAGAATTATCCTTTTTAAAAGCTTCTTGGGCTTTAATCATTACCTTAGCTCCACAATTAACTGTATATGTTTTTCCTTCTGCAATAGTTATTTTTTGTTCTTCCATTCCTAATTTATCTGTAATATTTAAATTCATAATTTACCTCCTAAAATTTATAAAAAAATAAAGGGACATATTCGTCCCTAGATTTATTAATTTTCATCATTTTGCAAAGATGTTGGTTCGCTTGCTTCTGTATATGTTGGTTTTCCATTACTCATAACATCAAATTCTAACGGAATAACTGTTGTAGAATCTCCTCCTCCCCAGTTAGTTACGTTGAATACTGCATTTTCAAATAATAACGTTGCACCATCTGGAAAAGTCCATTGTAAGCATCCTTCTGCATCTCTACCATTTTTTAATGCTAATCCTGCAACATAATCATTTCCAGCATCTCCATAATTTCTCTTACCAGATACTGTAATTGTAATTGATTTTGCTGTCATTAATCTTCTTATCCATCCTTTTTGATCAAATGGATTCCATTCTTCAACTGTATTATCTAATGCAACTGAAAAACTAACCATATCAGCTATATCATGTAATTCTTCTTCACTTGCACCAACTTGAAATTGATTTTCATATACTGGATATACTCCTGTTTTTGTTCCTGGCATTATTTTTCACCCTTTCTATATAATAAATTTAGTTCAATACTGAACTTGTAAACTCCATTTTCATCTGAACCCAAATCAATAGGTCCATCATATAAACAATTGATATTACATCTGTAATCATCAATAAAAAAAGAGCTACAATCTAGTAACTCATAAATATCATTTGCCTTTGTTTCGGCTAAGTTATAATTTTTGGTCCATCTCAACAACAATGTAATAGGTAATATTCCATAACTTTGCAAATCTTTAAAATTTGATATACTATCTAATTGCCTTCTATTAGAATATATTGCAATAGCTTTTTCTTGATTTTCGTCCATCTTACCAATATACCATTTTTCACATTCACTTATAACTGTTTTTAAATAATCTTTTACTTTAGCTGTTTTCAATCTCTCTATCATTTCATTCTCCTTTTCAACATTTGTTGATAATATTTAATAGGTAAATTCTTCTTTTCTCCTGTAATATAATCTTCAAACCAATACTGTTTAGCATTAGGGTTTTTTTCCTGATGTATAGTAATCTCAGGGTCAAAGTATACCTTTCTTGAATATATTGCAGGATTTTGTATAGTTGCTATTCCTTTTATAATCCTTTTATCATCAACAAACATATCACCTTCTAAGTCTCCTTTGTCTTTTGGCACTGTTTGACTTTGAATTAAATCAGTTTTAATTGCTTCTGCTGTATCTAACAATGCTAATCTAGTTGCTTTATTTATCATATTTATATTTTTTGTATTATAAGTTATTTTCATATTACATAATCTCCAACGTTGTGTGATGGACTGATCCATCTGGATTTCTAGGCTTACTTGCTAAATAGATTTCATATTTATTTCCATTAATAAATACATTTCCTCCAGTTATTTTTTTTATTTCTTTTCTTTCAGTTTTTAAATCTACAGATAATTTATCTAAAGTGCTTACTTGCATCTCGTTTATTTCTTTAACCTTGTAATTACGTTCTTCTAATACTGAAATATTTCCTAATAAAATAACTTTTCCTACAAGTTCAACCTTTTTTCCATCAGCACTAATTATAGTTTTTGTTTTTTCAACAAATCTACATTTTTGATTTTTTAATTCAAAAGCACTTAAAGGCTCACCTTCTTCAGATAAGCCCTCTTGATATAATTTAATATCACACTTATTATTTAATAATCTATCTAAATGCTTAGGGTTTAATTTCTTTATCATAATATCCTGTTTGTTAATCCTGTTCTTTTTAAATAAAAAAAAGCTAATTTAGATATATTTAGTTTATCAGCTGTATCAGTAGATTCTTTTTCATTTACTGTTAAATCCCCACCTATACTATAACTTGATATACTATCGTCATCATAAATGCCTTCTTCTTTTATAAAATCCGCTTGCAAACATGTAGCTTTGATTATTAAATCTTTTTGTTGTGCCGTTAAATTATTAAAACCTCTTTTTTCAATTCTTGTTAATGTAGCTCTATTTACATCTATTGAAGATAATTCTAAATATTTTTCTATTTCTTTATTTTCTAAAGAACCTGAACCATATTTTTCATAATCTTCTTTTATTGCATAAACTGTTATCATGTGCAACACCTCTTATTTTATTTTCTTTTCTAATTCAGCAATTTTTTTATTTAATTCTTCATTAGATTTTAGCAATTCAGATTTTTCATTTTCTACTGCAATTATTTTTTTATTTAATTCTTCATTAGTTTTATTTAACTTAGAAATTTCTTTTTCTAAATCTTTAGAAGCTACTTTTTTAGTAGCTCCTACTTTATCATATCCTCTTGCTTTGTATTGTGCTAATTCTTCTTCATCGATAGATAATATAACATTATCTTTTTCAATTTTTATCTTTGACATATTATCCCTCCTCCTCATCTTCATCTACAGGAGCCGTATATGTTGCTGTATCTACATCAACATATATACTATCTATCTTATTATTTTTTCCATTAGGAAAAACAAATGTATCAGATAAAGAGTGGTCTTGATATAAATAGCCATCCCCTTCTGTGTGAGTTCCTGGTGCAAAATAATAAATATTATTTATTTTTGGAACACATTTTACAGTTAATGGTGAAGCTATTAATACATTGATTTTATGAGATGTACTTGCTACTGGAGCAAATCCCTCTGTAAAATCAAATTTATCATAAAATCTTTCATCATCAATAACTTCTATTAATGTTACTCCATCAATATCTGTTATCCTTGTTTCTAATCCTATTCCACCTTCTGCAATTTGTGTCATTTCAATTTTTCTTGTAAATTCTGTAGATTGTTCTAATAAATCCATTAT